TAGGTTCTATTATAATTAGTTCTTCACAAGTATTAGATATAACTGGTCAAGAAATGACTATGTCATTAGCTACAATTTTACCTAGTACTGGAAATACTGTATTAGTTGCTGGACAACAAATGACTGTTATACCTGCTAATTTAAGATTTTGGAATCCTATTCCTCCAGGAGGAAATGTAACGTGGACTGACATTACTACAGGAAATACAGTAACTTGGACTAATATTTAATAATTTACAAAATAACAAAATAGGAGTATAAAAACATATGGCTTCATCTTATTCATCAGACCTTAAATTAGAGCTTCAAGCAACTGGAGAAAATGCTAGTACTTGGGGTGATAAAACTAATAATAACTTAAATCTTTTACAACAAGCTATCGCTGGTTATCAATCTATTGATGTAGCTAGTGCTAATGTAACTTTAGCAATGACAGATGCTTCTGTTTCTAATGCTAGAAATATGATATTAAAATTCACGGGAACTTTAGCTGGAAATAGACAAGTTCTTGTACCTAATAGCATTGAAAAATTTTATATTATACAAGACGCAACTACGCACAATAGTAATACATTAACTTTTAAAACAGTTTCAGGATCAGGGTTTACTTTAGATCAAGGAACTATTAGTGCTGCTTTTTCAGATGGCACAAATATTACAGCTGTTAATTTAAATACTTTATCAGGTACTATTGGAACAGCTCAGATTGATAATAATGCAATTACAACTGCAAAAATTTTAGATAATAATGTGACAACAGCAAAAATACCAAATGATGCAATTACTACTGCAAAAATTTTAAATGTTAATGTGACATCTGCAAAAATAGCAGATGGAGCTGTTATTGAAGCTAAATTAGGAACAAATGCTGTAACTGCAGCTAAACTTCAAAGAAAGTTTACAATTAGTACTTCAAGTCCATCAGGAGGAAGTGATGGAGATATTTGGTTTAAATATTCATAGGAGTTTAAATGGCTAATACATATGGTAAAGTTTCAGGAACATTTCAAGAAATAAATAATGCTTATGGTAAAGTTTCAGGCGCTTGGAAAGAAGCTGATGAAATTTACGGTAAAGTTTCAGGTGTTTGGAAATTAGTTTTTAGTGCATTTGAAGCTACATCTTATGCTACATTGTCTAGTGGATCAGGAACTTTTACAGTTCCCGATAATGCAAATGCTCTTCATATTGAAGCAAGTGTTGGAGGTGGAGGTGGAGCTGCTGGTGGTGTAAGTTATGATAAAGCTGGTGGAGAATCATCAGGAGCAGGTGGTGGATCAGGTGCTTATGTATCTGATAAAGTATTTACTGTAACTGAAGGTGAAACTATAAGTTACGTAGTAGGTACTGGTGGATCTCCTGGAAATCAAACAGGAAATTTTGGTCAACCTAAAATAGGTAGTGCTGGAAGTAATACAACATTATCAGGATCTTCTGTTGGAGCAATATTTACACTTGCTGCTGGAGGTGGAGCAAGTGGTACAAATGGAGGTGTTCAAGGTCCATTAAGAACTAATACATCAGGAAGTGCAGGTTCTGCTAGTATTAATGGAACGGTTATTACTTCAGGTACTTTTAGAGATTCAAACGGTACTACTAAAAATGTAACAAGTTTAGATGATGGTCCTGTTGGAACATTTAATCAATCTGGTAACGGTGTTGTTGGAGCAAATAATGGAAACTGTAGTGGAGATAACTGTCAAATTGGTGGATCTCCTGGTGCAACTTCTTATGCTGGAAATATTGCAGGTGGAGCAGGTTCTCCTCAAGGTGGATCTTCGGGTGGAGTAGCTGGTACACGTGGATCAGGAGGTGGAGGTGGTGGAGCTCAATATGGAAATGAATCAGTGACAGGTCGTGCCGAAGCAGGTGGAGCTGGAGAAATTAAATATAGATTTTTGAGGGTCAGCTAGTGCCTTTAACTCAATTAAATTTTCAACCTGGATTAGATACTGAAAATACTCCTACAGGAGCAGAAGGTAGATGGGTAGATGGAGATAAAATAAGATTTCGTAAAGGACTTCCTCAAAAGATAGGTGGCTGGACAAAATTTAGTACTGGTTATTATATTGGAGTAGGAAGAGCTTTAGAACAATGGTTTTCTTTAGATGGTGGACGATACGAAGCTATAGGAACAGATAGAAAAATATATACTTATGCTTCAGGAATAAGTCAAGATATTACCCCTATAAGATCAACTGATGCTTTAGTTAATGCAATTAGTACTACTACAAGTAGTAATATTGTAACTATTACCGATGCTGGTCATGGAGCTTCTCAAGGAGATTTTGTAACTTTAAGTAATGTTAGTGCAACAGTAGGTGGACTTACCGCTTCTGTTTTAGATGCTGAATATGAAATATTAACTATATCAAATACTAGTGCTTACACCGTTCAAAGTAGTGGAACAGCAAATGCTAATGTGGCTCCTACCGCTAACTGTACTGCAAATTATCAAATAAGTATTGGTCCTTCTATTCAAACTTTTGGTTTTGGTTGGGGTTCAGGTACTTGGAATACTGGAACTTGGGGAACTGCTAGATCATCATCTAATGTAGTTCTTGATGCAAGGTTATGGTCTATCAATAATTGGGGAGAAGATTTAATTATTACACAAAAAGATGGATCAACTTATGAATGGAATCTTTCAGGTGGAATGACTAATAATAGATGTACTGTTGTTGCTAATGCTCCTACTAATTCTACACTATCTATGATATCTACAGAAACTAGACATGTAGTATGTCTAGGAACAGAAACTGCTATTGGAAATGTAGCAAGTGTAGATAAAATGTTTATTCGTTGGTCTGATCAAGAAGATTATAATCAGTGGAGCCCTAATGTAACTAACTCTGCGGGATCACAAAGAATAGCAGGTGGAAGTGAAATAAGATGTGCTCGACCAGCTAAAGGAACTATGTTAATATGGACAGATACTACAATGCAATCAATGGCTTTTATAGGTCCTCCTTTTATATTTGGTTTCAGGCAATTAGGTAATGATTGTGGAGCTGTTGGTCTTAATTCAGCAATAGTAGTAGATGATGTAGCTTATTGGATGTCTGATGGACAATTCTTTAGATATGCTGGATCAGTTCAAGAAATACCTTGTCCTATATTAAATCATGTTTTTAATAATATTAATAAAGCTCAATATTCACAAGTTTATGCTGGACAAAATTCTAACTTCTCAGAAGTAATATGGTATTACTGTTCAAGTACCGCTAGTCAATGTGATCGTTATGCAATCTATAATTATCTAGAAAATTCTTGGTATTTTGGAACTATGAATAGAAGTACTTATCAAGATAATGGAGTTGAATTAAATCCTTTAGCAGCAGAGTATTTTCCTACTTCTAATGTAAGTAGTATAACTACTATTAATGGAGTAACTCAAGGAAGAAGTATAATCTATGCTCAAGAATCAGGAGTAGATGCTGATGGTGCTGCTTTACCAGCTTTTATTCAATCAGGTGATGGAGATATTGCTGATGGTGAAACTTTTAGTTTTATTAATAAAGTTATACCTGATTTTCAAAATCAAGCTGGGAATACTATAATTACTTTAAATGTTAAAGACTATCCTAACGATACAGCAACTGTAGGAGAAACTTTGACAGTAGATAACACAACTAGGTTCGTTAATACCCGTATTCGTGGTAGACAAACTAATGTAAAAATAGAAAATAATAATATTGGAGATAACTGGAGATTTGGTACATTAAGAGTAAATATAAAACAAGA